ATGCTGATTGCCGTTGTCCACCCGAATATTGAAGAAGCGGCATGGATGATGCGCGCCCTGCGCACCGAAGGCTACAGCGCAGCCCATTATGCCAATACCAGGGAATTTCTCAGGAGCATCAAGCGGGATTCGCACGATCTCGTGATGATCTCGGATACCGCCTCCCACGTCTCGCTGAGCAAGCTCCCGATGCTGATCCGCGCCCGCCTGCAGCAGCACACGCCACTGCTGCTCGTCGGACATAATCACGACGAGGACGCCGTTGCCGCCGGCCTGGGTGCCGGCGCGGACGGCTATATCGCGCTGCCGATCAGTTCGGCATTGTTTGCGGCGCGGGTCACCGCACTGCTGCGACGCGTCTACCCGATCCGCGCGGCGAGACAGACCTTCATGGTCGGCCCCTATGAACTCAATCAGCGTGAATACAGGATTAAGAGTCGCTAACACAAGTCATCCACGAATCGAGCGCAGATGATGGCGGCAGCAAGCGAGTCTCCTGGGCGACGGCAATCGCAGCGGTGTCGGCCACGCGCACGGGGGCGCCCGCCGGGCGAAAGCTCACCTGAAAGTCCCCGCCAAATCCGGGCGTACCGTCCTTGAAGGCCACCAGCCCTCGGGCATAGTCGACCGTGCCGATGGTGCTCGCGCCGGACTTGAGCTGGCCCGCCGAATCGGTGAAGGTGTAGCCGCCACCAGCGATGCGCAGGCTGCCCGGCACCAGCGGGTTGCCCAGGTACAGGTTCCGGCCGCTGGCGACCTGGCCGTTGGCCGTGTAGGTGAGCACGCCGCTGCCACTCTCCAGCAACGGTACCGCCTGGCCGGCGGCGTTCAGGTCCACCAGCGGCGTCTCCGATTGCGCGGATGGCACCAGCTGCCCGAAGAGCCCAGGCACCTGCACGCGCAGGTCCCCCACCCGCGCCTCGGCCACGGTCGGTGCGATGCCGTAGTAGACGGCGGCGTTGGCGACAATCGTGTCGCGCAGCGCTGCCTTGGCCGAGACGTCGTCGCGGTTGGATGGCGACGGTCCCTCGAAGTCGTAGCGCAGCGGATCGGAGATCTCGCAGGTTGCCACGATGGCGGAGAACTTGATGGTCCCGCCGCCCTCGCTGACGGTGAACTCGCGCTCGGTCGTGGTGATGCGCGTGACGCGCACGTACTGCTCGAGCTCGGTCGGTTTGGCCTCGTCCTGCACCAACACCAGCGCTTGGCCCACGCGCGGCAGCGGGTCGGCCGGCTTGAGCAGCAGCGTGATGGCGCGCTGCCCCGTCAATTGCCGCTCCAGCAGCTGGCCGGGCCATTTAACGCCACGGGCAAGGTAGCGCTCGACCCGGTCGCGCGCCGCTTCGCGCCGGTCGGTCCATGAGCGGGTGGTGAATAGGGTGACGGAGACGCGCGGGTCGGACGGTGCCTCGGCCACGATGGCATGCGCGCCGTAGTAGGAGTCGGTCGAATCGGTCAGCACCCCGACAAACGCCTTGCGCAGCGCGACGCGCCCGTAGGTGCGGTCGAGCTCGGAGATGTCGGGGAACAGATTGTTCGATTGGCCGTCGACCACCACGTGGCCGGTCATGCGACCGCCACCATCGGGCGTGTCGAGCAGGCGCTCGGCGGCGAGCAGCTTCACATCGCCGGAAAGAATCGGCATTCAAATCTCCATCAGCCGGAGGGTCAATCGGTAGAAATCGGTGTCGCGCCGGGCCGGGAAGCCCATCACCGGCTCGGCCTCGATGGCGGTCTCGTGGTGCCGGAAAGCCACGTTGAAGGAGCGGCCATCGGTCAGCGTCAGTTCGAACTGGCGGCCCGGATCGGCGGCCCACGCATACAGCCGGTTCACGCTCGCGCGGCTCACCCAGGCCATGTCGGCGGCGCCCACCAGCGTGATGGGCCGGCCCTTCTGGCGCGCGGCCGACTCGACCAGCAGTGCACCGGTCAGCAAGTACGACACCGCCGCCACGGCGGGCGTCCAGGCGTGTTCGTCTGTCCATAGCAGGTCGTCGGGCAGCGCCAGCACGGCACTGTCCGCAAAGTTTTTGAGTTGCATTGGGATTACAGCGCCCGAGACTGGGCTTCCTTCAACAGTTCGAGCAGACGCGCTTCGTCACGCGCGTCGATGGTGGCGGCCACGGTCCGGCCGCCGGAGGCAAGTTCCACGCGGATGGTCCGGGCGGGCGCGACGTCTGCCGCGTAGGCGGGCACCGGCACGCGCATGGACGTGGTCAGCACCTGCGACAAGGCTGCGGCGGGATCCGCCCCCTTCCACCCGCCCGCCACCGCCTGCGATGCCTTGGCCGCCATGCTTGCCAGCGGCTGGACGAGCCCACCCGTGGCGTAGCCCCGCACCTTGTTCACCAGCGCCCGTGCCGGCAGCGCGAGGTTGTTGATGGCGTCGAAGAACGCCACGCCGTGACGCTCGACTGCCTGCCGGTTCACCACGTACTCGCCGGGCGTCAGCATCGCGGGCACCGTGTCCGAAGCCGCCACACCGCCATCGCGGTAGAACTCGCCCTGGTGCTGCTCCATGTAGTCGAGCAGGTCGCGCTCCAGATCCTGGCCCCACAGCATCGGCTGGGCCATGGCCTGGCGCCACGTGGTCTTGACGCGCTCGATGGTCTGGCGCTCCGCAGCAGTCAGCTGCTTACGCTCAGCCAGCGCATCAAGCGCCTGCCGGTCGCGCTCGGCCTGCCGGCCATAGGTCGTCATGGTGCGCGAGCGCATATCCGAACTGACCCAGGCACCGCCGTTGTGCTGTGCCCACGAGGTGTAGTCGCTCATGCCCTGCAGACCGAGATCGATCATCCTGCGGGCCTCGAACACGTCTCGGTTGCGCTTCGCCCCGCCCGAGGGGCTGGCGCCACGGCCTGCGAACAGCACCGCCCCGCCGGTTGCAAAGCGCGCCACGCCGTTGGCGAGCTGGGCGAGCGCCCCCGCGCCGTACTTGCGCACGGCCGCCTTGCGGATCACGAAGGCGCCGCCGTCCAGCGTGCGCGGCACCGTGTCCTGGTCGCCCGTGCCCGGCACCGTACCGCCCTGCATGCGCGGGAAAGCGGGCGTCACCGCACCGCCGTCCGCGAACTGCCGTACACCGGCACCGACCACCCCACCTGCGGCGTTGGCCTCCACCCGGCGCACGGCAATGGTGTGCGTGCTGGAGGTGTTCATGCCGTTTAGGCTCTGCACCTCGGCACGCACCGCATCGACGTTGCTGGCCACGCGGTGGCGCGACTCGGTCTGCACGCGATCCAGCGCCCGCAGCATGCCCTCGACGTTGGCGATGGCCGCCCGCGCCTTCTCGGTGGCGACGCGGAGCTCGAGCTGCGAGTTCTCGCGGGCATAGGCGTTGAGCCGGTCCAGCGACGCGAGCGCCTTGGACACGTCGGCGTCGACCGGCAGCGTCTTGCCTTCCTTCAAGCGCTGCTCGTAGTCCTGCAACGTCTTCTCGGCCTGCTGCAGATCGGCCTGGATGACCACCAGCCGCGCCCGCTCGGCCAGTGCCTTGTCCAGGTCGGCGATGGCCTTGTCGAAGCGCTGGGTGTCCGCATCGATGGTGACCTTGAGGCCCTGCTGCAGCTTGGCGGTGAGCTGGGCGATTTGGTTGTCGGTCTGGGCCAGCGTCTGTTGGATGCCCTCGCGGGCTGACACCGCCGACTGCGCGGCGCGCTGGTGCGCCTGGGCTTCCGCATCCAGGGTCTGGTTGAGGATCGCCTCCGAGTCGCGGATGCGGCCAATAGCTTCATTGACCGCCGTCTTGCCCTGGATGGCCTGGGCGTCGGCATCGGCCATCCGCTGGGCCGATTGGGCGCGCAGCTCGTCCGCCTGCCGTTGCAGGGCCTCGGCCCGGGCGTATTCCTGCCGGCCCCGCGCCTCGCGCGCCTGGGCTTCCACCTGGGCCGCCTGCGTGACCGCCTGTTCGGACTGGCGGCGCGCATCCTCCGCACGCTTGGCCTCGCTGGCTTGCGTGCTTGCCACCTGCGCGGCCAGGTCCAACGCCTTGCTGGCGCGCTGCCGGGCCTGGTCGAATTCGCCCTCGGCCAGCGCCGCGCGGGCACTGGTCTGGTATTCGGTGATCTGGCGTTTGCGATCCTCCTGCGCCTCGAAGTCCGATAGCCCCGCGCGGCGGATGTCGCGGATCCGTTCCTCCGTCGACATCGACAGTTGGCGCTTCTCGTCCTCGATGTGCCGGACCTCGGCCAGATGCCGGTTGGCCTCCGCGTTGAGCGCATCGATATGCTGGCGGTATTCTGCGGCGACCTGGGTCAGCGTCTGCCGGCGGGTAGCCAGGATCTCGTTCTCGACCCGTTGCACGTTGGCCGCCCGCTCGGTTTCAGTCTTGCCATCGCGAGTTGCCGCATCGAGGCGGGCGCGGGACTCATCATCGATGAGCTTGAGCGTGTCGGTCGCGGCCTGCCGGCGCAGTGCGGTCTGCTGCGCGAGCGCCTCGACCAGCAGTTGGGTCGAGCGGGCGATCTGCACCGCCTGCGTCTGACCGGAGCGCTCCAGCGCGGCCTGCTCCTGCTGGTAGCGCGCCTTGACCGCCTCGACCTGCCGCTGCAGGTTGGCCTCGACCATCGATCCGAAACCTTTGTACGCCTCGGCCATCCTGGCGGTGGAGTCGCCCACGGTCTGGCTGGCCTTGGAGACCGCCGATTCGACCTCGCCGATCCGAGACTTGAGTTTCTCCAGGGCGGTGTGCACCGCCTCGGCACCGCGCCCCACCGCTTCCTGCGTACCCTGGCGCACGGCCTCCAGGCGGCGGGCCGATTCCTCGGCGGCACCGGCTGCCGCGTTCATGGCGCCCTTGGCTGCGTCCGTCCCCCGGCCGGCGTCGGCAACCATCTGCGCGAAGACCCGGTTCATCTCGCCCAGCCGTGCCTGATGGCGCTTGGTCGCTTCGGCGATGGTGTCGGACGTGAAAATGGCCGCGAACACCTCCCAGTGAAAGCGCAGCTCCTCGACGGACTTGATCAGCACTTCAACCATGAAGATGCCGGCGCGCCGCACGGTCTCGAATTGTTCCGACAGCCACGTGCCGATCTCCCAGCCGACGAGGAAGGCGCCCAGCGTGGCGAAGCCAGTCCGGAGCAGGCCGACACTCGCGATGGCGGCCGACACCGACAGGTTGGCCGTGGCCCAGGCGGCAGAGGTGGCGCTGGCGGCCGTGACGGCGGCGGCGCCTGCCGTCTGCCAAGCGGTGATCAGCGCCGGGAGCAGCCGGTAGACCAGCACCGCCAGCCCCACCTCGGCGAGGCGCTTGAGCCACTGCATCACCGCGTCGAGGTTCTGCGCAAGCCAGGTCAGCGCTGCGGCCAGCTTGCTGGTGAAGCCGGTGGCCTCATCGACCCGGTTGACGTACTGGCCGAATGCATTGCGCAGCCGCTCAAGCGCTTGGCTGACCGTTGCCGGCAGTTGCGCGTACTCGGTGGCGAGCTTGTCTTTCTGCGACAGCAGGGCGTTGACCACCACGTCGGCGGTCAGCCGCCCCTCCTCCGCCATCTTGCGTAGCCGCCCGATGGGGACGTTCAAGCCATCGGCCAGGGCCTGCGCGAGCCGGGGGCTGTTCTCGACCACGGAGTTGAACTCCTCGCCGCGCAGCACGCCCGCCGACAACGCCTGTCCGAACTGCAGCAGCGCCGACTGCGTCTCGTTGGCCGACGCGCCGGAAATGCGCAGCGCCTGCGAGATGCTCTCGGTAATGGTGAGCGCCTGCTGTTGTTCGCCACCGAGCATGCGTACCGCTTGCTGCAGCTTGCCGTACAGCGTGGCCGTCTCCTGAATCGGCACGCCGATGCGCTGGGCGATGTCGAAGAGCGCGGTCTGCGCGGTCGTGAACTCGCGCTGGCCGGCGGTCGCCAACTTCAGGCGCGCGGCCATCATGTTCCAGGCGTCGGCGACCTGCACGATCTCCTGCACCTTGCCGACTGCCCAGTTGATCGACAGGAAGGCGAACAGTTGCGTCCTGGCGGTGGTGATCTGCTCGCTGATGACGGAGACGCCGGCCTTGACCTGGGCGATGCCTGCGGCGGCTTTATCGCCTGCGGTCTTGGCGGACGCGGCCAGTTCACCGAGGCTGCGCTCGGCGGAGGTGATGGCGCGTTTGAGCCCGTCGTCTGCGCCATCAAGGGCGACGAGGATGGAAATCCGCTGGGACATCGTGCTGGGTTTCGTTTATAGTGACGGCCACATCTGACCAGTCTGGTTAGAATTGCCCATAGAGGGAGGCCCCCATGCAAAGCTGGCAGTTGCAAGCCGCCAAGGCGCGGTTTTCCGACGTCGTGAAGCGTGCAGCGGATGATGGTCCGCAGGAAATCACGGTGCATGGCCGCCCGGTCGCAGTTGTGATCTCGCGCGCACTGTTCGATCGCCTGAGTGGCGGCGGTGAGTCGCTGGTCGACTTCATGCGCCAGTCTCCGTTGGCTGGCCTGGACGACGTCGTCTTCGAGCGCGAACGCAGCCTGCCGCGCGAGATCGAGTTTTGAGTTACCTGGTCGACACCAATGTCCTGTCCGAGCTACGCCGCAAGCAGCCCGATGCGCACGTGCTCGCGTGGATGCAAGACCGGCCGCGCCAGTCGCTCTACCTGAGCGTGCTGACCCTGGGCGAAATCCGCAAAGGCATCGAGCGGCTGGACGACGCAGCACGCCGCCAGCACCTGATCGACTGGCTCGAAACGGAACTGCCGAACTACTTCCTCGGCCGCTTGCTCGACATCGATGCCCATACCGCCGACCGCTGGGGCCGGCTGATGTCGAGCGCCAACCGGCCGCTGCCGGCCATCGACGGCCTGCTCGCCGCGACCGCCCTGCAGCACGACCTCATACTGGTCACGCGTAACACGAAGGATTTCGTCGGACTCGACGTCCCGCTCATCAACCCGTGGGAAACGTGAGCCTTCACTGCGCACACACTGATTGATCCATGTCGAGCCGCTTCCTGAGCACGACATGCGGCACCAGCACCGCAATCGGAACATCCGCACGGCGCGCGATGCGCTTGACGCCTTCGGCCTTGCGGTAGCGGCGCTTGAAGCCGGCCAGCAGCCGGTCGTGCTCCCCGATGTTCTCGGCCATCAGCACCACATTCCCCCCGCCGCTCTTGTCCGTGATCGATATCCCCGGCCGGAAAATAGCGGCAAACGGTCATGCGACCGGGGTTGAGATGCCTTGCTACGGCATTGTTTCGGGTTGATTGCCAAACCTTCGCGCCCCGCGCAAAGCCAATGCTCAGCCTAGCCTACGCTGTCCCGCAGAAATGGGGAATTGCGTCGCGGTTCCCTGTGCTCGTGCGCGGCAAACGTAGCGCACACCTACGACGATTCGAGACGATATGAAGGTCAGTAGCGCGAGCGCAGGCGTGCCTGCCAACTCAACGGGCAACACGAACGTCCCACCATCGCAAACGAGTGCGGATACGACCGCATTGGGGCGCCGCCGCAAAGCACCGGAAGATGCGCCGGGCAGCCCGCCCGCTCGCCGGCAGCGACAAGACGCTCCCGAAGACTCCGCGCAAACCATGTTCCGCCGGGCAGGCATGACTTCGCTCCCACCATCCCCGGCTTCTCCCGACCGTGTACCACTCCTCGACAATCGACCAACGCTCGAACGCATGGGTGTGGATCATCCATTGCCGGGGCACACGTGGTACGAAGCCGCGCACACCACCATATCGCCGGCCGATCGTGTTTCTGCCGCACATGCGGCCCAGGTTGGCAGCTCATCACGGAGTGCAGATCCCGCAGCAGCCGCGAAACCTCAGCCCGCACGCCTATCCTCTGCCCAGCAAGCGACCGTCGAGCGAATGCGGACGAAAGTCACGGCTTTTCTCAGCGGCGCGCTGGGAAGATTGCAAGATCTGAACGCAAGGAACATGGATCCGGAGTTGGCTGAATTCCACATCCTGGACGTAGACCGCGCGATCACGCCACTGCTGATAGTCACTGAAAACGCTCGCAATCCGGGGCTCAATCTCGTGCCCCTGCATATGGATACAGCCGAGGACGAGGAGGTGCGTACGCAACCGCCGATGGCGGGCTCACGGCACATCGCCGAATTCGTTGCGTCGGCACGACCTGGGCGGTACCGGGCCGTCATCGACGATGGCTCCCACACACGGGCTGCGGATATTCGCAAGGATGCTTCCGGCACGAGCGTCATCGTGGTGGATCCGTTGCGCAAGGAGAGGAACGAAAGCGCGTATGTAGACTACGCCGATAACGTGAATAGCGAATTCGGCGAGGAAGCGAAATGCGCGTTCATCCCGGTCGACATTCAGAAGTCATTTTTTGACTGCCGGACGCTGTCCCTGTCACTCGCTCTCAAGATGCAGGACAAAGGTGATGCCTTTGCGACGCTCCACGACACCTTGCGGAATGGTGGCGATCCCTCACACAGCGTGTCTCGTGCCGAACGCACGGAGCAATTAGGAGCACTGCTCGTGCTCGATGGCGCGCCGCTGGTCGATGCTCGCATGATGAAACATAGTCAAGCTGACAGCTCGGTCACTCGGTACCTTGATCAGCATCCTGAACAGGCAGGCGTGCCTGTCAACAAACGCAACGAAACATTGAGCGATCGCACTACGCGCCATCTCGTCAAGCGCGAAGTCCGCAACCGTGCCAACTCCGAAGGCCAAGTAACGGGCGGGAAAACCAAGCAAATCACATTTAGCAACTCAATCGAGCAGAAGCGGATTGCGATGCTTAGCCGAGCCATTTCCTATGTAGGTTCCGCGCCGCCGCCTGTTGTGATGCGTATGGCAAAACTGCTGCAGGATTCGATATTGAATGGCAATTGAAATCGACTTTCGATTTGGATGGAGACGCAGAATCTGTTGCCAAACACTGCATGCGTGGATGACCTCGGATTTGCTGTCGTGGTATTAGAATGCTGAATCCGGGTCGATGCGATTCGTCGTCATCTTTTGCGACCAGTTGCAACAAACGCTTGACCCGGTTATTCCCACAACAACAATCCTCTTGGGGAGTTCACATGGCAACTTACAAAGACCTGCTTGCTCAAAAGAACAAGCTTGAAGAGCAACTCGAAGCCGCTCGGCAGAAGGAGCTGGCAACCATCACCGAGCAAGTGCGTCAAGTCGTGCAGGAATACGGCCTGACCGCCGAGGACATCGGCCTGGCACCGAAGCGCGGCGCCAAGCGTGGCCCCAAAACGGCCGCCGCCCCCAAGTACCGCGACCCCAAGACCGGCGCCACGTGGACCGGCCGTGGCCGCGCCCCGGCCTGGATCGGCAAGAACCGTGACAAGTTCCTGATCGCCTGATTCACCGGCAGGCACCGCCTGCCGCCACGAGGCGCGCACCGGTCAGCCCAGCTGCCGGATGCGCGCCTCGATGGCGGCGGACAGGCGCGGAATGCGCCGCGTCACCAGTTGATCAATGTCGAGTCGCTTCCTGAGCACGACACGCGGCACCAGCACCGCAATCGGAACATCCGCACCGCGCTTGATCCGCTTGACGCCTTCGGCCTTACGGTAGCGGCGCTTGAAGCCGGCCAGCGGCCGGTCGTGCTCCCCGATGTTCTCGGCCATCAGCACCACGTTCCCCCGGTCGTTCCGCACGAAATACGCGTTCCCCCCGCGCATCAACTCGGCGATCTGCGCCTTGAAGCGCTTCCTGCCGACGCGTCCGTACAGCGGAATCAGCAGCCGGCCCGCGATCACACCACCCCGCTCGTGGATGGCGGACCACGGGACCCGCGAGCCCACGTAGAGTGCCGGCAGACGCTTCGGATCCTTGTCCAGCACCTTGGCCGTGAAAGCCTTGAGGAACGAGCGCTTCACCACCCGCATCTGGCCGGCGACGTGATCGCGCACCTGCTGCTTGAGCTCCGCCACCTCGCCAGCCATGGCCTGCGCGACGGCCTTCTTCACCTTCGGACGGAATTCGCCCGCCCAGCGGCGCAGTTGGGCCTGCGCGGCCGCACTATCGATTCGAACGGAAACGCGCATGGTAGTGTGCCTTGTCGGTGAGCTGATCGAGCGTGCGTTCCAGATTGCGCGCATCGCCCCGTGAGCCGATGGCGATCAGCGACAGCAGCCGCGCATCGCGTGCTGCCTCCGCGCGGGCGGAGGCATCCAAGAACGCCCGCACCTGGGCGAGGGTGTAGCCGAGCACGTCGGGCAGCCGGTGGCCGTGGTCGATCAGCCGCTGGACGGCATCGAACCAGATGGCGCCGGCCCTCTCGCCACCTGGTCGATCAGAACGTTGAGTCTTGGCAGCACCGTCCGGGTAAAAAAATCCGCGTTCACCTCGACCACCTTGGCCGCCAGCAGGATGGCTTCGTCAGCGGCCAGGTCATCGACCCAGGTTCGGGGCTTGCCCACTGCGACCGCGACAGCCTGCAGCAGATCGTCGCCGTGCTCGATGAAGAGCCCGAGCCAGTCGATCTGTGGTGCGTTGAGCTGCTGCAGGACAGGCGAGATCGCGCGCAGGAAATCCGGCAGCCGCCCGACCTTCAGCGGCAGGATGACGAGCGACTCGCCGCCCACGGTGAGTTCGGCCGGCTGCGGAATGAGCTTGTCCAGATCATCCATGGCTGGCCTCACAGCTGCACGATGCGGCCGAACTGACCGAGCACCGCGTCGACCGGCTTGGTGGCATCGGCCAGCAGCGAGCCTTCCATCTCGAACTTGTTGTAGTCGTCCGAGATGAGGGAAAGCTCCTTGAGCGGATCGAAGGCGACGCGGTACAGCTCGACCAGCACCTTGGCATTGCCCTGGGCCGTGTTCAGGCCCTCCAGGCGCAGGTAGCGCTCGGGCAGCGGCTGCGTAAAGATGCCGATCTCTGTGACCATACCGAAAACATATGTCGCCTTGAACGGCTTCACGTAAGGCCCCGGCGGGGTGGCACCGTCATCCAGACGCAGGAACTGGATCGAGCCGAAGTCCAGATCGCCGGTGTAGTCGACACCGGCCGCCAGCGTGACGGGCTTGGCGCTGCTGTCCTTGATCACCAGCTTCGACACCTTGGGGTGGGCCAGGAAGTAGCGGTCGCCCACCAGCGGCTGCTCGCCGCCGACCGGCTCGTCGTTGACCAGGCCGCCGTCGCCGGTGACGTGATTGCCGTACAGGGCCAGCGCCAAGTTGTCCTTGGTGAACTCCTCGATGGTGAGATTGAGAGTGGCTGACTTCTGCTTGACCATCCGGTGGTCCAGCGTGCGCTGGCCGGTCTGGCTCTCGTAGTGCTCCAAAACATCTGTTTTGAGGGACAGCTTCAGCTCGGCCACGTTGCCGGGCGAGCGCACCTCATAGGGCATGCCTGCGGCATCTCGCTTGCCGAGGAAGACGCGTCCCTGGAAAGAGGCGTAGGTACTCATGGGGAAATTCCTTGCGTGACGCAGAAATGGGTACGGGGATGAGCGCTGCCCCGAACGGGGGCGCTGGGAAGTGCGGGTAGCCGCTGGAACAGGCGGCCAGAACGGCGTCAGACTGGCGTCGCCAGGTCGGCGGCCAGGGTCCGGTAGGTGATGCGATAGCGCGCGGGAATGGCTGCGGCCACGGCGTCGGCGTCCTCGACGTCCCACTCGCAATCGAGCTCGTGGATGCCGAGCGCCAGGCCGCCGACATTCACATCGGCCATCAGCGCAGCGTGGGCCGCGACGAGCAACCGGTCGGCCTCGGTTTCCGGCGTGACGGGCGGCACCGCGCGAGCCAGCGCCGTCATCCGCACAATCAGTTCGCGGGTGACACGGTCATTGGCCCGACTGGCGATGGCATCGCTCTCCGGATACACCACCAGCGCCGGACACTGTTCGCGCGCGATAGCAACCGCCGGTGAGCGGTGCAGCGTGGCGCCGAGCACCTGTACCGGCGGACGGACGGCCGCCATCACCGCGAGCAGGATCCGCTCGCGGACGGAGTTGACTGCCATAGGGGATTACAGGCGCGTGAGCTTGGCGCGGATCTCGGAGCCGTCGCCGACTGCCCGCAGGTCACGCACAAGGAAGACGCCGCCCGCGATCTCGACGGTCTCGCGGGGCGCGAGCCCCGCAAAGACGCGGCCGGGGTAGGACATCACATACTCGGTGCTGACCGTCAGGCCGTCGAGCAGCGTCTCGTCGGGCGCGGCGAAGCCCACCTTATTGGTGCGCGGCGGGCTGCCGTCGGACGGCCGCCAGACGCACTCTTTCAGCAACCCGGCATTGGCAGCGGCTTCGTAGAGGGTCTCCACGATATCCATGGTCACCCCATCGTCAGCTTGACCAACACGCCGGGGCGCAGGCACATCGGCAGCGGGTTGGCCTGGGTGTGCACATCGGTGCCTCGGTCGAACTGGCGCGGCGCCTGCTTGGCGTACATCGGCTGGCCCAGCGTGTTGACCGTCTCGTTGAAGTCGGCCGGTGCGAAATAATTCGCAAACGTATCGAGGGTGCCGACCGGGAAGACTTGCGCTTCGCCGGGCGCAATGAAGTTGCGCACGTTGCCGTCCGCATCGGACGCTTTACCGCGGTATTCCTCGAAGGTCACGCCGCCGAAGTCGAAGCCCCGACGCACGTCATTGATCAGCACCACACCTTCATTCCACCTCGAATAGGCTTCCTTGACGGTCGGGTGGCTTGTCAACGCCTTGAAGAAGTCGCTTGAGCACAGGCAGTGCGCGCCGGTCATGACTTCGCCGAGCAGGGAATCCTCGATCATGCCGAGCACATCCGTGCATTTGTTCCTGACTTCGGTCTTGGGCGACGCCAGCTCGAAGTTCATCCGCTTCGGTGCAATGCGGAACTCCTCGAACAGGTTGTAGAGGGTGGAACCGTCGGCATCGAGGATCTCGCCCTTGAGCGCGCCCATGCGCAGGTGCTCCAGCGTGATGGCGTGCTTGTTTCGCATCGTCTCCAGGCGTTCGGCCATCACGGCTGACACGGATTCCAGTTCGGTGTCCGAGCCGAACGCGCGCAGCCCTTGCACTGCCTCGGGCAGCACCACGTCATCGTGCGGGATGTGCGGAATGACGAACGAGCGCACGTTGCGCCGGCCGCGCATGCCGACCGTACCAGGCGAGCCCGGCGGCAGTGTCGGCAGCAGGGTCAGCACGCCCTCGCGCTGCTCCACGATGATCTGGCGCGTGCGCACCGGCTTGGGCGCAAAGAGATTCATCGTCTCGAGCTTGCCGTACCGGTTCGGGATCAGGTTGATGGCCGCCGTCATCGAGGCCATCTCGAAGGCAGGATTGGTGAATGGATTTTGCATAGTCGATCAGGCCCCGATGCGCACCAGGACCCCCAGTGCGAGCAGCGCGAGGGCGTGCTGACCCTGCTGCCGACACTGCCGCCGGGCTCGCCTGGTACGGTCGGCATGCGCGGCCGGCGCAACGTGCGCTCGTTCGTCATTCCGCACATCCCGCACGATGACGTGGTGCTGCCCGAGGCAGTGCAAGGGCTGCGCGCGTTCGGCCCGGACACCGAACTGGAATCCGTGTCAGCCGTGTCTCCTGGGCGACGGCAATCGCGGCGGTGTCGGCCACGCGCACGGGGGCGCCCGCCGGGCGGAAGCTCACCTGAAAATCGCCCCCGTAGCCGGGCGTGCCATCTCGGAACGAGACCAGCCCTCGGGGATAGTCGACCGTGCCGATGGTGCTCGCGCCGGACTTGAGCTGGCCCGCCGAATCGGTGAAGGTGTAGCCGCCACCAGCGATGCGCAGGCTGCCCGGCACCAGCGGGTTGCCCAGGTACAGGTTCCGGCCGCTGGCGACCTGGCCGTTGGCCGTGTAGGTGAGCACACCGCTGCCGCTCTCCAGTAGCGGTACCGCCTGGCCGGCGGCGTTCAGGTCCACCAGCGGCGTCTCCGATTGCGCGGACGGCACCAGTTGCCCGAAGAGCCCGGGCACCTGCACGCGCAGATCGCCCACCTTGGCCTCGGCCACAGTCGACGCGATGCCGTAGTAGACGGCGGCATTGGCGACAATCGTGTCGCGCAGCGCTGCCTTGGCCGAGACGTCGTCGCGGTTGGATGGCGACGGTCCCTCGAAGTCGTAGCGCAGCGGATCGGAGATCTCGCAGGTCGCGACAACCGCAGAAAACTTGACGGTGCCGCCGCCCTCGCTGACGGTGAACTCGCGTTCGGTCGTGGTGATGCGCGTGACGCGGACGTATTGCTCGAGCTCGGTCGGTTTGGCCTCGTCCTGCACCAGCACGAGTGCCTGCCCCACGCGCGGCAGCGGGTCGGCCGGCTTGAGCAGCAGCGTGATGGCGCGCTGGCCGGTCAATTGCCGCTCCAGCAGCTGGCCGGGCCATTTAACGCCACGAGCGAGATAGCGCTCGACCCGGTCGCGTGCCGCTTCGCGCCGGTCGGTCCATGAGCGGGTGGTGAAGAGCGTGACGGAGACGCGCGGGTCGGACGGCGCCTCGGCCACGATGGCATGCGCGCCGTAGTAGGAGTCGGTCGAATCGGTCAGCACCCCGACAAACGCCTTGCGCAGCGCCACACGCCCGTAGGTGCGGTCGAGCTCGGAGATGTCGGGGAACAGGTTGTTCGACTGGCCGTCGACCACCACGTGGCCGGTCATGCGACCGCCGCCATCAGGCGTGTCGAGCAGGCGCTCGGCGGCCAGGAGTTTAATATCCCCTGTCAGAATGCCCATGCTGGTTGGATTTCCTTCTGGAGGTGAGAATGAAGTTGGACGGGCTGGCTCCGCTGTACAAAGACATGCGGGCTCAAAAGCTGGAACGCATCCGGTTCGATTACCGGCATGGGCGGGTGAGCTTCGATGTGTTTTTCTTCATCGACGAATCGCCCTATCTGCTGCTGTTTGGTGCGCGGGGCTACAACCTCGTGTTCGAGGTCGAGGTCAAACCGGGCTTCGAGATCGATCCGCGCTTGCACAACACGGACTACAAGGCGCTGTGCAACGCGCTCGGGCTGGTGTTCAACCCGGACAACCCGTTCTCGCCGAAGGCGTTCTTCGAGACCTTCGCGGAACACATCCCGGCAACGGTGCCGGTCAACCACACGGTGCACCCGCAGGATGTCGTGCGGTTCCGGCGCGACGTTGAGGACGCCCACAAGAGGTATTACTGCGGCTGGCGCGACAACACCGTGAGCGGCGAAAACGTGACCGAAAGGAATCTGCGCAAGACGCGCGAGCTGCTCGGACAACAAGCCTACGAGCGCTGCAAGACTAAGAACCTGAGTACCTGCTGGACCGACGATCGAGAGCGGGCGATCACCTTCAAACTTCCATGAAGCGCACGGTCAGCCGATAAAAGTCGCCCTCGCGCCGAGCCGGGAAGCCGGTCACCGGCTCGGCCTCGATGGCGGTCTCGTGGTGCCGGAAGGCCACGATGAAGGCGCGGCCATCGGTCAGCGTCAGTTCGAACTGGCGGCCTGGATCGGCGGCCCACGCGTACAGCCGGTTCACGCTCGCGCGGCTCACCCAGGCCATGTCGGCGGCGCCCACCAGCGTGATGGGCCGGCCCTTCTGCCGCGCGGCTGACTCGACCAGGAGCGCACCGGTCAGCAGGTACGACACCGCCGCCACGGCGGGCGTCCAGGCGTGTTCGTCCGTCCATAGCAGATCGTCGGGCAGCGCCAGCACGGCACTGTCCGCGAGGTTTTTGAGGTACATGGGTTACGGTTACAGCGCCCGAGACTGGGCTTCTTTGAGGAGTTCGAGCAGCCGCGCTTCGTCACGCGCGTCGATGGTGGCGGCCACGGTCCGGCCGCCGGAGGCCAGTTCCACGCGGATGGTCCTGGCGGGCGCGACGTCTGCCGCGTAGGCAGGCACCGGCACGCGCATGGACGTGGCCAGCACCTGCGACAGGGCCGCGGCGGGATCGGCACCCTTCCACCCGCCCGCCACCGCCTGCGACGCCCTGGCCGCCATGCTTGCCAGCGGCTGGACGAGCCCGCCCGTGGCGTAGCCCCGCACCTGGTTCGCCAGCGCGCGTGCCGGCAACGCGAGGTTATTGATGGCGTCGAAGAAGCCCACGCCGTGACGCGCGACCGCCTGCCGGTTCACCACGTATTCGCCGGGCGTCAACATGGCGGGCACCGTGTCCGACGCCGCCACACCGCCATCGCGGTAGAACTCCCCCTGGTGCTGCTCCATGTAGTCGAGCAGGTCGCGCTCCAGATCCTGGCCCCACAGCATCGGCTGGGCCATGGCCTGGCGCCACATGGTCTTGACGCGCTCGACGGTCTGCCGCTCCGCGGCAGTCAATTGCTTGCGGTCGGCCAAAGCATCGAGCGCCTGCCGGTCGCGCTCGGCTTGCCGGCCATAGGTCGTCATCGTGCGCGCGCGCATGTCCGAGCTGACCCAGGCACCGCCGTTGTGCTGTGCCCACGAGGTGTAGTCGCTCATGCCCTGCTGGCCGAGATCGATCATTCGGCGGGCCTCGAACACGTCGCGGTTGCGCTTCGCCCCGCCCGGCTGACTGCCGCCACGGCCTGCGAACAGCACCGCCCCGCCCGAGGCAAAGCGCGCCACGCCGTTGGCCAGTTGCGCCAGCGTCCCCGCGCCGTACTTGCGCACAGCGGCCTTGCGGATCACGAAGGCACCCGCGTCCAGCGTGCGCGGCACCGTGTCCTGGTCGCCGGTGCCCGGCACCGAGCCGCCCTGCATGCGCGGGAAAGTGGGCGTCACCGCACCGCCGTCCGCGAACTGCCGTACACCGGCACCGACCTCCCCACCCGCGGCGTTGGCCTCCACCCTACGCACGGCAATGGTGTGCGTGCTGGAGGTGTTCATGCCGTTCAGGCTCTGCACCTCGGCACGCACCGCATCGACGTTGCTGGCCACGCGGTGACGCGACTCAGTCTGCACACGATCCAGCGCCCGCAGCATGCCCTCGACGTTGGCGATGGCCGCACGCGCCTTCTCGGTGGCGACCCGGAGCTCGAGCTGCGAGTTCTCGCGGGCATAGGCATTGAGCCGGTCCAGCGACGCCAGCGCCTTGGACACGTCGGCGTCGACCGGCAGCGTCTTGCCTTCCTTCAGGCGCTGCTCGTAGTCCTGCAGCGTCTTCTCGGCCTGCTGCAGATCGGCCTGGATGACCACCAGCCGCGCCCGCTCGGCTAGGGCCTTGTCCAGATCGGCGATGGCCTTGTCGAAGCGCTGGGTGTCGGCATCGATGGTGACCTTGAGGCCCTGCTGCAGCTTGGCCGTCAGCTGGGCGACCTGGTTGTCGGTCTGGGCCAGCGTCTGTTGGATGCCCTGGCGGGCTGACACCGCCGACTGCGCGGCGCGCTGGTGCGCCTGGGCTTCCGCATCCAGGGTCTGGTTGAGGATCGCCTCCGAGTCGCGGATGCGGCCAATCGCTTCATTGACCGCCATCTTGCCCTGGACGGCCTGTGCGTCGGCATCGGCCGTCCGCTGGGCCGATTGGGCGCGCAGCTCGTCCGCTTTCCGCTGCATGGCCTCGGCCTGGACGTATTCCTGCCGGCCGCGAGCCTCGCGCGCCTGGGCTTCCAGTTGGGCCGCCTGCGTAACCGCCTGTTCGGACTGCTGGCGTGCATCCTCCGCGCGCTTGGCTTCGTTGGACTGCGTGCTCGCCACCTGGGCGGCCAGGTCCATCGCCGTGCTGGCGCGCTGCCGGGCCTGATCGAATTCGCCATCGGCTAGAGCCGCGCGGGCACTGGCCTGGTATTCGGTGATCTGGCGCTTGCGATCCTCCTGCGCCTCGAAGTCCGTCATGCCCTGACGGCGGATGTCGCGGATCCGCTCCTCAGTCGACATCGATAGTTGGCGCTTCTCGTCCTCGATGCGCCGGACCTCGGCCAGATGCCGGTTGGCCTCCGCGTTGAGCGCATCGATGTGCTGGCGGTATTCCGCAGCGGCCTGGGTCAGCGTCTGCCGGCGGGTGGCCAGGATTTCGTTCTCGACCCGTTGCACGTTGGCCGCCCGCTCGGTTTCGGTCTTGCCATCGCGTGCTGCTGCGTCGAGGCGGGCGCGGGACTCGTCATCAATCAGCTTGAGCGCGTCGGCGGCGGCCTGCCGGCGCAGCGCGGTCTGCAGCGCGAGCGCCTCGACCAGCAACTGGGTCGAGCGGGCGATCTGCACCGCCTGCGTCTGACCGGAGCGCTCCAGCGCGGCCTGCTCCTGCTGGTGGCGTGCCTTGACCACCTCGACCTGCCGCTGCAGGTTGGCCTCGACAATTGATCCAAAACCCTTGTACGCCTCGGCCATCTTGGCGGTGGAATCGCCCACGGTCTGGCTGGCCTTGGAGACCGCCGATTCGACCTCGCCAATCCGAGATTTCAACTTCTCCAGGGCGGTGTGGACCGCCTCGGCACCGCGCCCCACGGCTTCCTGCGTGCCCTGGCGCACGGCCTCCAGGCGGCGGGCAGATTCCTCGGCGGCGCCGGCTGCCGCGCTCATCGCGCCCTTGGCTGCGTCCGCCCCCCGGCCGGCGTCGGCGTACATCTGCGCGAAGACCCGGTTCATCTCGCCCAGCCGTGCCTGATGGCGCTTGGTTGCTTCGGCGATGGTGTCGGACGTGAAGATGGCCGTGAACACCTCCCAGTGAAAGCGCAACTCCTCGACGGACCTGATCAGCACTTCGACCATGAAGATGCCGGCGCGGCGCACGGTCTCGAATTTCTCCGACAACCACGTGCCGATCTCCCAGCCAACGAGGAAGGCGCCCAGCGTGGCGAAGCCAGTCCGGAGCAGGCCGACACTCGCGATGGCAGCCGACACCGACAGGTTGGCCGTGGCCCAGGCGGCGGAGGTGGCGCTGGCGGCCGTGACGGCGGCGGCGCCTGCCGTCTGCCACGCGGTGATCAGCGCCGGGAGCAGCCGGTAGACCAGCACCGCCAGCCCCACTTCGGCGATGCGCTTGAGCCACTGCATCACCGCGTCGAGGTTCTGCGCGAGCCAAGTCAGCGCCCCTGCCAGCTTGCCGGTGAAGCCGGTGGCCTGGTCGACCTGGTTGACGTACTGCCCGAATGCATTGCGCAATCGCTCGAACGCCTGTGAGACGGTTGCCGGCAGTTGCGCGTACTCGGTGGCGAGCTTGTCCTTCTGCGACAGCAGCGCATTGACCACCACGTCGGCGGTCAGCCGCCCCTCCTCCGCCATCTTGCGCAGCCGGCCGATGGGGACGTTCAAGCCATCGGCCAGGGCCTGCGCGAGCCGGGGGCTGTTCTCGACCACGGAGTTGAACTCCTCGCCGCGCAGCACGCCCGCCGACAACGCCTGTCCGAACTGCAGCAGCGCCGATTGCGTCTCGTTGGCCGACGCGCCGGAGATGCGCAGCGCCTGCGAGATGCTCTCGGTAATGGTGAGCGCCTGCTGTTGTTCACCGCCGAGCATGCGCACCGCCTGCTGCAGCTTGCCGTACAGCGTGGCCGTCTCCTGAATCGGCACGCCGATGCGCTGGGCGATGTCGAAGAGCGCGGTCTGCGCGGTCGTGAACTCGCGCTGGCCGGCGGTCGCCAACTTGAGGCGCGCGGCCATCATGTTCCAGGCGTCGGCGATCTGAACGATCTCCTGAGCCTTGCCGACTGCCCAGTTGATCGACAGGAAGGCGAACAGTTGCGTCCTGGCGGTGGTGATCTGTTCGCTGATGACGGAGACGCCGGCCTTGACCTGGGCGATGCCTGCGGCGGCTTTATCGCCAGCGGTTTTGGCAGAGGCGGCCAATTCACCGAGGCTGCGCTCGGCGGAGGTTATGGCGCGTTTGAGCCCCTCGTCTGCGCCATCAAGGGCGACGAGGATGGAAATTCGTTGTGACATCGTTATTTCAGGCGCAACGTGAGACCTTTGTGCTTCGCCAAAAGAGCCGTCACTTGGTCTCGCCTATGCTGCCCGTGGAAATGTGGAGTTGTGCCCATTGCCCCCTTTTTCTGATGCGCGGCAAACCGAAATAAGCACATACGGCGAACTCGCTGCCCCCCACCCTGCAAGACCTCCCATCAAATCCCTACGTCGGGACGGATTCGCAAGAACGCGCATCGATTCGGGACGGTCGCAACATCAGTAACCGTGTGCAGTTACATTTAGTCTTGCCACCATTTCGCTAGCAAGGACTGCCATGGGTTTATGTGTTTCATCGTCGAGAAATTCGTTCTCAGAAGTCGATTCGCAAGGATCTTTGACAACCGATGCGGCCGACGCGACCTCAGCCGGGAATCGGACTGAGAGGCCAACACGCTCGAACCGAGGGGTTCTGGAAGGCTTGCGCACACTGTCCACGCCAGTCAATGTCTCGCATCATGGCCTGGCACGCCGCGGCGCACAGCTCACACTCAGAATGCGGCCTCTGGAGGCGTACCAGTCGGCACGGACGCACCAAGACCACTTCATCAAAGACCGCAGTGGGTCCCTCTTCCCGCGCGTCCGGATTGAACGTGCGATGGACCAGACGGCCTACCACCCCTACCGCTTTGAACTGGATCGGACTGCGACTGTGAAAGTAGCCGGGTTCAATGGCCTCACACCCAACACCCAGAGCACCAGCCACCTTTACAGCACTGGAACGAGCCAACCAAACACACTCGTCGTCACCGACAACATGACGGCGTGCATTGCAATCGCTTGTGCTGCTGAGAACATCGAACCGGCCACGGGGGACCGCCTGCCCGGCGCCAAGGTACGCGTATTTCACCTCCTCCCATTTGCCCATGAGGAGTTGATGCCGGATGAAGTCTTGATGTCCATCAGAAACTACCTTGAGGAAACAATGCGGGAGGGGCTGACAGTCCGGGCTGCTATGCACGGTGGTGACACACAGGGTGATATGTCGATTAGTACGGCGGTAGCACTCCGGAACCTGTTATGGCAACTGGACGTCGCCCTGGAATTCGACGAAACCTGCGAAAGGCGAGCGACGAACACGCCGCTCGGCGCCGTTATTCGAGATGACCATTCGGTTCAGTTCGTGACTCAGATCGTGGCCGCAGAGGACTGACAAGAGGGACAAAGGCGCGATGCCGTGTCCCGAACAACTCGTTTCGCCTGCCATCCATTTCATACCATCGAGGACGCAGAGTCACCAGCAGGCGGCGCCTGCCACCACGAGGCACGCACCGATCAGCCCAGCTGCCGGATGCACGCCTCGATGGCGGACAGGCGTAGAATGTGCCGCGCCACCAGTTGATCAATGTCGAGCCGCTTCCTGAGCACGAAACGCGGCACCAGCACAGCAATCGGCACATCCGCGCGCTTGGCGCCCTCGGCCTTGCGGTAGCGCCGCTTGAAGCCCACCAGCGCGCCGGTCGTGCTGCGCTCAAGTATGTTTCGTAACCGGTCACGTTCGCCCATTAGGCACAGGATGCCGTGGCACAGCGCCGAATATGGATCCACGGCAGACAAAGCTCATTGCCTACCACTGGTTGTGCGAATTCCGGAAATCTGTTTCGTATACGCCTGTGTGACCAATCTCTCTTTGGTAATCGAGTGAATCCGCAAACGACGAATACATGGGTTGCAACGATCCACCGTGGGGATTCTCATGAAGAAACCAGCGCTCTGGGTGATCTGCTTCCCCGAAGGCGCGGAGCGAATCGCGGGCCTCCTGGAATATCTGCCCGCACGATACCCCCCCTTGGTATTCGATTCGCTCGAGCTCACGCGCATAACTTGCTGCATCGAACGCGCCATATTGAGCGAGACCGTATACGGCGTTCGCCTCATCGGCACGAGAGAGGTTATTCAACTCAAAAACCAATGCGCTCACGAGTGATGGCCCATCTCCACTGCCGTTGTTCGACAACGTCTGAGGCGAAACGCGAATGACGCGATTACTGAGGTCCGTAGAAGCGACGCCGCCATCGTCTAGCATCCGGAGCGTCACGCCACCTTCATCCCGAACCTTATCTGCCAGTTGTCTGAACGTCGGCGAATTCCTGTAAAGTGCACCCAAAACGTCCATGGCTCGGGTAAAACGGCTGTCGCGTGGATCGGCCAAATTGATACTACTTCTGACCGATGACCAATGCGTGGATGAACCGGATCCTGCGCCACCAGTGAACCTCGAGAGCCCGGAGAGCTCAGACGATACCGTGCGTGCTGTCGGGCTCGCCGGAGCCGATGTGTTTGCCGAATCGGCAACGGAGGGTGCTCTTGATGTATCGCTGTAAACTGTCCTGGTGACGTCTTTGGAAGCACAAATTCCCATGGCTATACTCTTGTTTGGATAGTATCTGTTAGAGGGTACACATCGAAACTGGCTGCATGCGAACCAAGTGCGAACAGCGGTGGTTGATCCCGAATTTTCACCAGCTCAACTTCCTCACCTGCGCTTCCACTACGGCAAAAAGATGCGGAATCCGCCGTGCCACCAGTTGGTCAATGCGGAACGCTGAGAACGGTGACCGGGAGCGACTGGCATCACAGCCACTCCATCAGGTGCTCAATGAAGAGCCTTGCCGCTTCCGCGTTGACCGCGTTGCCATAGGCGCGCAGACGTCCCACTCGGGAGGCAGCGCCATCAGCCAGCGGGAATGAGCTGGGTTCAACTGGCCGCCAGCGTCCATCCCGGCACAGGAGCCAGTCAGCAGCTCGCCACAGACCGTTAGTCGGGCCGGCCCTGGAAGGAGCGTGAACGCCTGCTCGCTCAGTGGCTTGCCGCGTGTCTGTTCCGCCCGTTGCGCCAGAAACTCCGTCGAGCCGCTGGCCGAATGCCAGTCCCTCGCGTTCGGTGTGGCCCAGCCCGAAACCATTGCCACCGTTCTGCGACTGCTGTCGTTGTTGCCAGCTGCGTTGTTGCCGTTCTGCGCTGGAGTGCCCGCCATTGGAGTCGGCCAACCCGCCAATGGCACGCAGCCGGGAAGGCGATCGATGCCCTGCGAGGGCCCGCCCTTCGGGCCATCCTGCTGACAAGGGGTCGGCCATCCGGCCAGCAACACCAAGTCGACGCTGTTCGAGCCAAGCCGTGTCGCTCCCGCCCGCTCTGCCTGTCCGCCCCCACTGGCCACCATTGCCTGAGGCGTGGGCCACCCAATAGAGCCTGTCGCGGATGTGCGGCGCACCGACGCCCGCAGCCGGAAACGGGACCGCCCCGAAGGCGTACGCCAAGCTTTCCACGTCAGCGCATACAAGGTCGATCCAAGCATCCGCGTGCTTGCTTGCAACCTGCTCTCCAAGAACAACTGCAGGTCGATACTCACTGATGAGGTGGTACCAGGCTGGCCACAGGTGCCGCTCGTCAGCAAATGCAAGCCCTTTGCCTGCCTGGGAGAAAGGCTGACACGGGCAGGAGCCGGTCCACACGGGGCGATCATCGGGCCAACCTGCACGACGCAGGGCCAGCGACCAGACGCCGATTCCGGCGAAGAAGTGGTGTTGGCGATTTCCCCGCAGGTCGTCGGGTCGCACATCTTGAATGTCTCGTTCATCTACGTCGCCCGGCGCGATGTGGCCGGCGGCGATCAGGTTGCGCAGCCATGCGGCCGCAAATGGAACGATCTCGTTGTAATAGGCCCCCACACGGCGAGGTGTGCGTCCTTTCCCGATCCGGCAGTCATCGGTGTCGGTGGTAATAGGTATGTTCATGATCGTGGCCCCGAGAGGAGCCAGTCGCACCGACCGCGAGCGGGCCGGCGAATCGATGGGCATTAAGTGCCGAGGCTGATCGGCATCAGCGGACGCGCAGGGACAAACCGCCGGTCAAAGGAATGGCGAGCACGACCGCTTGTCAGGGGAGTGGTATTGCAGGCGGCTGCCGCAGCGCAGCGGCGCGATTCAGGCGTGGGTAATCAGAATGTCTCTGGCCAGCCCGAGGTAATTGAAGCGGGGAAGTCGCGAAACGAGCGTCACCCATCGCCGCGGCACCGTTTCCATAGGCCGATGGCAATGTTCAATCTTTGTTAATTTATTGAAAACAGCACCTCACATCACCTGCAGTCCATTTAATTTGCAGCTAAAATTTCAATAACCGATGACATGTGAGTCTTTGCGATTTGCGCTAACGACGTTTGGCATCGGTTATTTCAACTACAACGACCTCTTGGGGAATCCACATGGCAACTTACAAAGACCTGCTTGCTCAAAAGAACAAGCTTGAAGAGCAACTCGAAGCCGCGCGCCAGAAAGAGCTGGCAACCATCACCGAGCAAGTGCGTCAGGTCGTACAGGAATACGGCCTGACCGCCGAGGACATTGGCCTGGCACCGAAGCGCGCCACCAAGCGTGGCCCCAAGGCTGCCCCGGTCCCCAAGTACCGCGATCCCAAGACCGGCGCCACGTGGACCGGCCGTGGCCGCGCCCCGGCCTGGATCGGTAAGAACCGTGACAAGTTCCTGATCGCCTGATTCACCGGCAGGCACCGCCTGCCGCCACGAGGCGCACACCGGTCAGCCCAGCTGTCGGATGCGCGCCTCGATAGCGGCGGACAGGCGCGGAATGCGCCGCGTCACCAGTTGATCAATGTCGAGCCGCTTCCTGAGCACGACACGCGGCACCAGCACCGCAATCGGCACATCCGCACCGCGCTTGATGCGCTTGACGCCTTCGGCCTTGCGGTAGCGGCGTTTGAAGCCGGCCAGCGGCCGGTCGTGCTCCCCGATGTTCTCGGCCATCAGCACCACATTCCCCCGGTCGTTCTTCACGAAATACGCGTTCCCCCCACGCATCAGCTCGGCGATCTGCGCCTTGAAGCGCTTCCTGCCAACGCGTCCATACAGCGGAATCAGCAGCCGGCCCGCGATCACACCACCCCGCTCGTGGATGGCGGACCACGGGACACGCGAGCCCACGTAGAGCGCCGGCAGACGCTTCGGATCCTTGTCCAGCACCTTGGCTGTGAAGCCCTTGAGGAACGAGCGCTTCACCACCCGCATCTGGCCGGCCACGTAATCGCGCAGCTGCTGCTTGAGCTCGGCCGCCTCGCCGGCCATGGCTTGCGCGACGGCCTTCTTCACCTTCGGACGGAATTCGCCCGCCCAGCGGCGCAATTGGGCCTGCGCAGCCGCGCTATCGATTCGAACGGAAATGCGCATGGCTGTTGGCCTTGTCGGTGAGCTGATCGAGCGTGTGTTCCAGATTGCGCGCGTCGCCCCGCGCGCCGATCGCGACGACCGACAGCAGCCGCGCGTCGCGTGCTGCCTCCGCGCGGGCGGTGGCATTCAAGAAGCCACGCACCTGGGCAAGGGTGTAGCCGAGCACGTCGGGCAGCCGGTGACCGTGGTCGATCAGGCGCTGGATGGCATCGAACCAGATGCCGCCGGCCCGCTCGCCACCTGGTCGATCAGAACGTCGAGTCTTGGCAACACCGTCCGGGTAAAAAAATCCGCGTTCACCTCGACCACCTTGGCCGCCAGAAGAATCGCTTCGTCCGCGGCCAGGTCATCGACCCAGGTTCGTGGCTTGCCCACCGCGATCGCGACAGCCTGCAGCAGATCGTCGCCGTGCTCGATGAAGAGCCCGAGCCAGTCGATCTTCGGCGCCTGGAGCTGCTGCAAGACGGGCGAGATCGCGCGCAAGAAATCCGGCAGCCGCCCGACCTTCAGCGGCTGGATGACGAGCGACTCGCCGCCCACATCGAGGTGGGTTGGCTGGGGAATCAGTTTGTCCAGATCGTCCATGGCCGCCCTCACAGCTGCACGATACGGCCGAACTGACCGAGCACCGCATCGACGGGCTTGGTGGCATCGGCCAACAGCGACCCTTCCATCTCGAACTTGTTGTAGTCGTCCGAGATGAGGGAGAGCTCCTTGAGTGGGTCGAAGGCGACGCGGTACAGCTCGACCAGCACCTTGGCATTGCCCTGGGCCGTGTTCAGGCCCTCCAGGCGCAGGTAGCGCTCGGGCAGCGGCTGCGTGAAGATACCGATCTCGGTGGTCACGCCGTAGGCATAGGTCGCCTTGAACGGCTTCACGTACGGCACCGGCGGGGTGGCACCATCATCCAGACGCAGGAACTGGATCGACCCGAAGTCCGGATCGCCGGTGTAGTCGACACCGGCCGCCAGCGTGGCAGGCTTGGCGCTGCTGTCCTTGATCACCAGCTTCGACACCTTGGGGTGCGCCAGGAAGTAGCGGTCGCCCACCAGTGGCTGCTCACCGCCGACCGGCTCGTCGTTGACCAGGCCGCCGTCGCCAGTGACGTGGTTGCCGTACAGGGCTAGCGCCAAGTTGTCCTTGGTGAACTCCTCGATGGTGAGATTGAGGGTGGCTGACTTCTGCTTGACCATCCGGTGGTCCAGCGTGCGCTGGCCGCTCTGGCTCTCGTAGTGCTCCAAAACATCTGTTTTGAGGGACAGCTTCAACTCGGCGACGTTGCCGGGCGAGCGCACCTCATAGGGCATGCCCGCGGCATCTCGCTTGCCGAGATAAACCCGCCCCTGGAAGGAGGCGTAGGTACTCATAGAAAATCCTTGCGTGACGCAGAAATGGGTACGGGGGTAAGCGCTGCCCGAACGGGGGCGCTTGGACGTACGGGTGGCCGCCGGAAGCGGCGGCCAGAACGGCTGTCAGAACGACATCAGGCTGGCGTCGCCAGGTCGGCGGCCAGGGTCCGGTAGGTGATCCGGTAGCGCGCGGGAATGGCCGCCGCCACGGCGTCGGCGTCCTCGACGTCCCACTCGCAATCGAGCTCGTGGATGCCGAGCGCCAGGCCGCCGACATTCACATCGGCCATCAGCGCGGCGTGGGCCGCGACAAGCAGCCGGTCAGCCTCGGTTTCTGGCGTGGCAGGGGGCACCGCGCGGGCCAGCGCCGTCATCCGCACGGTCAGTTCTCGGGTGACACGGTCATTGGCCCGGCTGGCGATGGCATCGCTCTCCGGATACACCGCCAGCGCCGGACACTGCTCGCGTGCGATGGCGACCGCAGGTGAACGGTGCAACGTGGCGCCGAGCGCCTGCACCGGCGGACGGACGGCCGCCATCACCGCGAGCAGGATCCGCTCGCGGACGGAGTTGGCTGCCATCGGGGATTACAGGCGCGTGAGCTTGGCACGGATCTCGGAGCCATCGCCGACTGCACGCAAGTCACGCACGAGGAAGGCGGCGCCCGCGATCTCGACGGTCTCGCGGGGCGCGAGCCCCGCAAAGACGCGGCCGGGGTAGGACATCACATACTCGGTGCTGACCGTCAGGCCGTCGAGCAGCGTCTCGTCGGGCGCTGCGAAGCCGACCCTATTGGTACGCGGCGGGCTGCCGTCGGACGGCCGCCAGACGCACTCTTTCAGCAACCCGGCATTGGCGGCCGCTTCGTAAAGGGTTTCCACGATATCCATGGTCACCCCATCGTCAGCTTGACCAGCACGCCGGGGCGCAGGCACATCGGCAGCGGGTTGGCCTGGGTGTGCACGTCGGTGCCGCGATCGAACTGGCGCGGCTGCTGCTTGGCGTACATCGGCTGGCCCAGCGTGTTGACCGTCTCGTTGAAGTCCGCCGGCGCGAAATACGTGCTGAAGGTGTCGATGGTGCCCGTTGGGAAGATGTGTGCCGCGCCTGGTTCGATGAAGTTGCGCACCTTGCCCTCCGCGTCGGACGCCTTGCCCCGATACTCCTCGAAGGTAATGCCACCGAACTCGAAGCCGGCCCGCACGTCGTTGATCAGCATGATCCCTTCACGCCAGCGCGAATAGGCCTCCTTGACGCTCTTGTGGCTGACCAGCGCCTTGAAGAAATCGGTCGAGCACAGGCAGTGCACGCCGGTCATGACCTCGCCGAGCAGGGATTCGTCGATCATGCTGAGCACATCCGCGCATTTGTTGCGGACCTCCGTTTTGTCGGCGCCCAGCTCGAAGTTCACCACCTTCTGCTGAATGCGGAACTCATCGAACAGGTTGTAGAGGGTGGAACCATCGGCATCGAGGATCTCGCCTTTGAGCGCGCCCATGCGCAGGTGTTCGAGCGTGATGGCGTGCTTGTTGCGCATCGTTTCCAGGCGCTCGGCCATCACGCTGGACACCGATTCCAGCTCGGTTTCCGAGCCGAAGCTGCGCAGCCCCTGCACGGCTTCGGGCAGCACCACGTCATCGTGTGGGATGTGGGGGATGACGAAGGAGCGCACGTTGCGCCGGCCGCGCGTGCCGACCGTACCGGGCGAGCCCGGCGGCAGCGTCGGCAGCAGGGTCAGCACACCCTCGCGTTGCTCCACGATGATCTGGCGAGTTCTCACCGGCTTGGGCGCAAACAGATTCATCTGCTCCAGCTTGCCGTACCGGTTTGGGATCAGGTTGATGGCCGCCGTCATCGAGGCCATCTCGAAGGCAGGATTAGTGAATGGATTTTGCATAGTCGATCAGGCCCCGATGCGTACCAGGACGCCCAACGCTTTGAGTTGAGAGATCGCGGCGTCCGTTGATGGTGATCTCGATCTCCACCGGCCCGGACGCGGTCGGCTCGACCATTTCCAGCGCCCGGTAGGGCAGGCTCGCCGAGAGCCCCCAGGCCCACGAACCTTCATCCACGGAGAGCCGTACGCTCTTGGCAGGAATGGGCTCGCGACCAGGCAGGCGCACGACGTCGACGGAGTTGCTCACAAAGTAGACCTTGAGGATGGGGACACTGAAGACCCCGGTACCCGGTTGCCCACACGGGTGCGTACCGAAGTCCAGCCACAGCGCGGGGCGCCACGCGAGCCCCGTGCGGGTCGCGGGACAGATGAAGTTGAGATCGGGGTGGTAGCGGGGTTCAGGTTGGGTGGGTGGCGGCTCGACCGGCAGATGCGACTCGCCTAGTCGTGGCTGCCGCCCGATCTCCCAAGGCACCGACCAACGGCCTGTGTGCCCGCGTCCCGGCGAGAAACCGAACCCCTGCCGCCATGCCAGCGGCACGGCGGGCTGCCACACCTGCACCTGCCCATGTGGGCGCGGCACCAGCCAGACGAACGGACTCATCGCGCCACCGGACAGCGCGTCCCCCTCTCCCCACGGCACGGCAAACTCGCCACGCTGCGGCTCCAGCGGATCGAAGCGGTCCCCTGACGACGACATCACAGGGGCGGCGTCCTGCCACCGCGGGCTGCGGGCGCTGCGGGCGCGGTGGTTGTCACCACCGGCCAACCCGACGGCGGCGGCCACCGGGTCGCCCGGTTGCCAAACCATCGCCGCGGCGACGCGATCGCGCGCGGTGTCGTCCCAGCCATCCTGCAGGCCAGCCCCATGGCGCTGCGCGCGCTGCCACGGCACCTGGCCGCCGCCTTCCAGCTTGCGGCTCACCAGGTTGTCGTAGGCAACCAGGATGCGAGCCTTGGGCGCGCCCAGCCGGATCCGGAGCGTGGCGCTGGCCACCTCGGGGACTGCTTGCCGCGTGTCCCCGAAGTCGAGATCCGCACTTCCACCGTTCGGGGGCTTCCACGCCCCCCGGAATTCAAGATCCACGGTCACTCAGTTACTCGATCAGTTCTGCCAGTTCCACATTGACCGCGCCGCCCGCGAAGACCTGCAGCTTCGACAGCTCGACCTCCGCCCCACTGACCGGCAGCCCCACGTCCAGATCCGCCACCCACTGCTCATCGCCGTCGGATAGACGCGCCCATGCGGCGATGCCAGAGCGCTGACACAGGGCCTGCCCGATGGGTGCAAACACCAGCCGGCCGCCCTCCAAGCTCCTCGTGCACGGCTGCGGCAGGCGGACCTCGGCCAGCAGGACCTGCTCGGTCAACGCCTGCCCGATGTCGAGACGTGGTGCGGAGTACAAGCGCAGCAGGCCGCCTGCAGCGCCGGCATCCAGCGCCTGGCCGATCACGGCGAGGCGGCTGTTCCGCACCGGTACGGACAAGGTGATCATGGATAGAGGGTCGGTTCGGGGCGAACCCAGTCGACGATGACGGCGTTGAACTGGCGCACGTGGTCATGCGCCAGCACGAAGTAGTCGCGGGCGGGGTCGAGGAAATCGAAGCGGTACCAGCCATCCTGGCGGGACCAAGTCTCAGCGATCAGCAGGCCAGTCAGCGCCTCGAACAGCCGCACCTTGCGCGCGGCCGGGGCACCTTCGATCCGGACCCGCCCTTCGATGCGCCCATTGCCCCAGAAGTCGAAGCGGCGCGAGGCGGGCAGTTCGCCGTGCCGCGTCGGCGAGATGCCCTCATGCGGCGCGGGCGCGCTGAGCACTACGCCGTCCGGCACCTGGGGGCTCGGTGGTCCCGCGTCGCCGGTCTCGATGCGGGGCGTCTCGTTGTGCAGAACGTGGCGGGTAGGCACCCCGGCGATGGCACCGGGCGATACCCGGCTGGGCGGGCCGACGACCCGTGGGATTTCACCGGCCATGGATCAATCCCACGGGCCGGTCAGATCGAAGGCCAGGCGCGCATTGCCGCCGCTGGCGGTGCCCGCCACGACCAGCAGCTCGCGCTGCGTGCCGTCGATCACGAAGCCAGGGAAGCGCCAAGGCTCCGGCGCGGGGATCGTATGCAGCGGACAGAGCAAGCCCGGCAGGCGCCCGCGCAGCGACGGGCCGGTCTGCTCCTGAATGATCAACGGCATCACGTAGATGCCGTTGTCCGCTGGGTTCGGGTAGGGCACGCTGGTGGCCCCCAGGCCGGTACCGCCATTGCCGCCCGGGGCGCCGACCCACTGGGCATTGATCCGGCCGCCCAGCTGCGAATACCCGCGCGCGAGCCAGATGCCCGTGTTGCCCACACCCGTTCCGACTGAGTAGACGCTGTCCGTGTTCAGGTTGCTGACCGGCTCGATCCAGTTGCCATTCAGATCGAAGTAACCCGCCACCATCGCGCCATGGGCATCGCCCGCCTTGAAGGAGGGGAAGTCCCCGAAGAAGTAGGGCGCATAGCGGTTCGGATAACTCTCGCTCCAGTTCACCGCCAGCCAGAATCGCTTGCTGTCGCCTACCAGCACCCAGGGGCGCGTCGTCGCGTTGTCGTTCTGCGCCTTGCGCCAAAACGTCTCCGCCTTCCCGGTGCCGTTGTCGATGTCGTTGAGCACCTCCCACATCTGCGCCAGCGCCGTGCGCGGGCCGCGTCCGTAGTTGCCGTCACCGGCGAGCGGCGTCTCGTCGATCCGCAGGAACAGGCGATTGCTGGTGACGTCACGGGAGCGGTAGACCGCCTTGTCTTCGCCTGAGAACGGCATGTCCCAGCCCAGCGGCGCGACCTTCGCCGTGATGATCCCGGTCGCGGGCGTCGCCGCATCGGCCACGACGTCGAATTGGAAGGCGTTCGTGCTGACCTTACGGATGCGGTGCTCGCCGTTGTAGGCCGCTTCGTTCGCGCCCGCAATCAGCACGATGTCGTCCTCACGGAAGCCGTGGCCGGCATCCGCCGTGGCGGTGGCCACGGTGCCATCGCGTGTGATCGCGGTCAGCGTGCGCAGGTTGAAGCCGTTGCCGAGACAGGCGTTGAGCACGGCGATCAGGGTTCCCCGCTGGCCGCTCAGTTGCGGCGCACCGGTCTGGTTGGACTGAAAAAGCTTGATGGTCATAGCAATACGCAAGGTCAGCGATCGATGTCGCCGCGAATCTGGATCTGGAACGAGTCGTTGGTCTGCGTGGCGGGTCCCTGCAGCGTCGTGCGGGCGACCCAGACGGGGAAGTTCGCCGCGGCCGTGGACAGGCGCAGCACGTTGCCGGCGGCCCAGCCTGAGCCCCAGCCGCCCGCGCGCAGCGTGAAATAGGCCGCGTGGGTTTCGGGATTGACCGGTGCGAGATCCGTGGCGGTGTTGCCGATGGCGATCTGCCCGACCGACTCGCCCACCACCCGGAACTCGTTGGTGTTGGTAAAAATCAGCGCCCAGCGCTCCTCGATGGCCCCGCGATTGGTGACCTCGACCGGGTACACCGTCTCGTTGTATTGGGCGATGGTGTTGGCGCCGATGCGGACGTCCTTCCACTCTCCCGTCCACGTCTGCTGCGCGAACAGCGTGTGGGCACGCGCCTGCAGGTCGCCGATGATCAGCGCCGACGACACCCGCGACTCGCGCGCGGGATAGTCGTGGGTTAGCGGGCGCGTCAGGGTCAGCACACCGTTGATCTGCGTGTCCGAGACCAGGCCCATGTCCTCGATGCGGTGCTCGGCCACCAGGGGCAGCGCCAGCCCGGCGGGCAATGCTCGCAGCGTCACGGTGCCGGCGTCGAGGTCGGTGGCGTACAGATCCGTGGAGACCGGCTTGCCATTGGCATCCAGTACCCGCAGGGCTGAGAGGCGCACGCGACCGACATCGAGCCTGTGTCCCTGCCGAGCGTTGTCCGGGAACGGCGTGGTCGCGGTGTGGTGCACCACGGCCACATCCCCTGGCCGGAAGATCGGCACCCTCCCGTCCAGTGGCAGCCGAACCGGATCGAGTCCGAGCACGTCGGCCGACAGCGGCAGGTACGTGAAGGCCACCGCGTTGAAGCGCAGCGTGTCGGCCAGCACCGGCAGCGGCTGGAAAATCTGGCCATTGCGCACGGCATCGGCGCTGTACCAGATTTCCCCCTCCCGTCCGGCCGCTGGCACGAAGCGCCCGAAGCGCACGCGCACGACACCGGTCTGGTAGTCCACCGTACCCAGCATGCCCGCCGCCGCGATGGTGCCGTCCCCGTTGGCGGTGGCCGTGATCTGACCACCGGTGAGCGGCACGGCGCGGATCTGCAGACTGCCCGGCCGCACGGGCGCTGCCGGCACGCGGAACGTGACCTCATCGACCGGCTGGCCACCGAGTTCCGTCAGCAGCGACTGCATCGACACCACGCTGCCGGCGCCCGGCTGCCACACGGTCAGTAGCGCCCGGCCCGACGCGTAGTCGATGGTGCCCGCCTGGGTGCCGGCGCCAGTGTTGGCGTTGATGTCGGTGACCAGTGTGCCCAGCCGGTCCACGTAGACCTTGCCGCCAAGACCGAAACGGACACTGCCGGGCACGATGGCTTCGGCGTAGCGATCGGTCAGGTCGACCTCCAGTTGGGCGAGCGTCACGGTCTCGGTGGCCGCGTTCGCCGCATCGTTGCTGCGGTAGCGCACCTTGACGTACCCCGACTCATCGATCGGCATCGCCGCGCCGGTGGGCTTGTATTCCCAGTGGCTGAACGTATTGCGGTAGACCGGGCGGCGCTCGCTGCCCTCCACCGTCCAACCCAGCTGCTGCACGCTGTAGCGCGCGAACGGGACGTTCACCGTGGTATCGGGTCGGAAAATCACCGTGCCAGTGGCGTAGTCGATGCGGCCGACCACGGCGCCGTCGAATCCCCCGCCGGTGTCGCGCGCGATCTTGATCGGGTCGACACGCTGCACCACCTGCATCTCGGCCGGTGTGCCCGAGATCGCCGCGTAGTTCTCGATCAGCAGGTTGAACTCGAGCTCGACCGTGTTCGGGCGGATATCGGTCTGCGGCAGCCGGACCGTGACCGTGCCATCGGCGTTGCGCAGCGGGTGCGCAAAGGTGGCCTCCTGCGGCGGTCCCCACTGGTAGTCGATGGCGAGCTCGGCACCGCCGGCGGGTAGCACGGCGGGCCGGAAGACCAGCTCGCCGCGCGCGTAGCGCACGGTACCGGAGCCGTCGCCGACGATGATGCCGTGCCCGTCGTCGGTCGCCACGCGTTGGCGCGCGCCGTCCGTCCACGTGATGCGCAGCGTGCCCGATGCGATGCCCGGATGCTCGACGGTGTGGCGCACGGTCGGGGGCTCGACCGGCGCGCCGACCCGGTTGAAGTAACTGGCTGCGGTGCCCCAGGAGAACAGGATCGCCGTGTTGGCGTCCGGCAGCGCACCGGTCGTCAGGATCACGGAGCCGGTGACGTAGTCGAGCGTCCCCGCCCCGAAGGATGAATCGCTGCCCCGGATCGCCCCATCACCCTGGTCGCGCAGGTCATACCACTTGCCCTGCGCCATATAGGACACGATGAGTGCGCCCGGCTTGGGCGGCGGCGACAGGGTGATGGTGTAAGCGTAGCCGCGGTTCTCCTGGGCGACGGCAATCGCCTCGAATCCCGGGGCGGTTCATGCGTCGATCTCGACGCATTGCGGGCGCTGCGTAGCAGATGTCCGCATTTGCTGGTTGATGCTCTCATTGCATGTTTGCAGTGCAAGAGTCGTGCAGTCGGAAGTGCGACTTCAAGATGGAATCAACCGTCCCAGTTCGCCCCGTTCGAGTCGGTTGGAGCGCTATCTCTGCAACGGCAGATTTCAAGCGTGGAACGGTCATTGCCCTTTGACAGTGCAGGCGTCGACCGCAAGGTCATCCCTGCAGGGCACTTTTTCCTTTCAAAACCCCGTTACGCTGATGTGATGCTTGCGGATGCTATGTGACTGCCGTAGCGGAGATGGCGATGGAGGCAGACGACTTCGCCTTCAACGTGGTGGTCGGATAGCCAAAGCTGAAGAAGAAGTGTGAGACGCGGATCGTTCCGTGCGTAGGCGCAAGCGCCGCATCTCGCTCGTGCTCAGTATCGAAATCTGCGTGAGCAAAGAGCGTAGACGGCCGCGCGTAGGCGAGACCTGTTTCAGTCTTGCACAAGCGAAGCGCGGTCGCTAGATCTGCCTGCTCCAGTGCCGCCCTGATTGGCGGCACGACCTCGAGTTCCGGATCAAGCAGAACGCCCACCATGGCCGCGACAGCCTGCTTGCGGCTGTAGATACCTGTGACAAAGCGCCCGAGCCCCTGGCCCTGCAGATAGTGGTCGCGATGCTTCTTCTGACGCCCCAGGCGCTTGAACTCGAATACGAGCTTCATGCCTTGTACGGCATCGTTCCAGCCGTACACGATATCGGTTCGACGCTCCTCGATCATTTTCCCCGTGGCTGGATCTACCTCCCCGATGATGTCCTCCGCAGCCCACATACCAAGCAGCCCACGCTGCCGGGCCACATGATTCTCCACGTAGACCTTCAAGCGTTTGGTGAGTGCATCTTCCTTCGTCTTCGGGTTGAAGTCCGCTCGCGGCTGCTGTGCCAACTCCGTCCAACCCTGCCGTAAAGCCTCCACGGCTTCGGTGGCCGGCTGTATCGGGAAGGCGGCCAGCCAGTTCGTCGGGATAGTCTCCGGTAGGGTGCCCGCTGGCGTCATGCCATCTCCGCTCTTTTTTGATCATACGGCTGCGCTTGCACGCTGCGCACAATGTGCTCCGCATCCCGGTGGGCCTGTCTCCGAGTCCAGTTACGTCGAGCGAGGAAGCGCACGAGATACAAGGATTCGTCGAGCCACAAATGCACGTCGGGAATCAGGGTCAGGAAGTCCCCTGAGGGGATCGTGCGCAGACCGACGCGCTGGAGTTCTGCTAACGTCGCGATCACCACATCATCGTTGATCTTGATATTGACCTCTGGTTTGCCGGTAGGGTGCTCAGCGTAGGAGACGCGCACGATGCCGCTGGGTCCCGCGCGCCGAGGATCGCTGGCAACGACATCGACACGGAACCGCCCCTGGCCACGCGTCTTCGTTCGCCAGGCCGTCAATGCCTCTGCGAGCGCGGTAGCGTAGATATCAAAATCGCCAGCCCCCTTGACGCGGTGCTGCGCGGGAGTATCCAGACTCTTGAAACTGCGGGGCCGTACGGAAGGCATCAGGATGTCTACGGTCTCACGGACCAGCATCTGCTCTTCGGGCGTGAGACCGAAATAAGCAAAGACCGCGTCATCAAGTTCGCCTTGCAACTCGCTATAACGCGGCATCTGCTCCAAGTCGGCAAGGGAGGCGAACTCGGTCATGCGGATCTGGACCGTACGCAATGCAGCTTGCGCGGCTTCCGGATCCGGAGCATCGTTGGGCCCGAAGAAGGGGAAGGTTTCGACGTCGCTCAGGTGGACACCATTACGCTCGCAAAGCATCTTCCAGCCGCGCAACATGAGGAAGTAGCGTGCCAACGTCGAGCGTAGGTAGACCGCGACGAATTGCAACAAGGGCGCATCGTGCTTCGGTCCGGCAATCACGCCAATGCTATGCGTGAACGAGGCCGGGCCGTCGTAGTAGACGGCCCGGACGTTTTGCTCATCCTTGGAGAAACCATCCGGGAACAACACCCGCGGCCCGTCGAAGACCTTCAGGATCTCCGGTCCCAAACCAACTACGGTGGCGTGTTCAGCAGGCCACTTAATAAGTAAGTCTGGGTGCAGAACAGGCGAACCTACCCGCAAGGCGGCAATCGGCACGTGGGGCTTCTTGTGGAGCACACCGGCACTAACAGCATCGCGACTTTTGTCCCGCAGGTGAATACCCTTGCGGTATACCCAGCGCCGAAACTCCTTAGGTCCTCGCCAGAAATCGGCGAAGGTACCGCGTAGGGTCAGCCGAGTCCAAATGGCCAGATCGTTGGCATCGCCCCACATCATGGTGACCAGCAGCTGCGGGTCTTCGGCCACCGCGCGGGTCTGCAGCATATGGCGATCAGCAGACTGCATCGTCAGTCTGCCTAGGGCGAGACTCAAGTCAGCTTTGGGAACCAGGTAGTCAAAGGTCTCGTCAAAGGGAACGTAATTGAGGAGCCCACCGCTGCGGCGCTCACCTAGGAAAACATGGCACGTATTTTCCGCCGTAGGGAACAGCAGGCCTTGCAGGTCACCAAAATTTATCAGTCGCAGTGGCCGATAGCTGCGCAAGGTATGCGCCACGAAATTGGCACTCGAAGCGGAAGCGCCGAGGAACTGGCCGATCGGCAGGATAAGGCACGCCCGACCGCCCTCCGTCAGGAACTCAAGTGCGCGCAAGGCATATGCACCAGCGATCTGTCTTCGAGCGAAGGGTGCGCTCGCACGCTCAGCCCAGTCGTCGGCGGACGTCCGAGCCTCTCCTTCGGGCTCGGCCCATGGCGGATTGGAGATGATCAGCGAGAAGCGGTGACCGTGAAATGCATGCGAGTTGCGGAAGAAATCCCCTCGCACCTTGCCATGGGCAAGGTTGGTATCGCTCAGGGAAGGCAACTTGGTGCCGTCGCGCTCCTGGGCCTCCAAGATGTCTGTCGGATCAAGTCCCTCCAACAGCGACAGGTACAGGCTGAAGGCCGTGACGCGGCAGGCCATGAAGTTAATGTCGGCGCCGAAAATGCTGCGCACTAGTAGCTTGCCGCGCTCGGCGAAGCCAAGCTGCTGCCCACTCTTCGCCTCCGACAGTGCGATCAGGCGACGGTAAGCGGTGGTAAGCAGGATGCCAGAGCCGCAGGCCCCATCAAAGATTGTCTCTGCCAGAGGATCCGGGGATGCCATGAGGGCCTGGTCGACCGCCAGCATGGCCAAATTGCGGGGCGTGTAGTACGCACCCTCCTTTGCTTGCTGCTCGGGCGTGAGGAACTTCTCGTACAAGCCGGAGAGCAGTTCAACCGGGATATAGCTGAAGTCGTAGTTCCAAAAATCACCCTGCCCGGTTTCCATGTCGGTTCGGCCCAGGAACTGGTTCAGCAGCTCGAAGCCTTGGTCCGCGAGCGCCGTCCAGGGGTCGTGCCGATCGTGGCCCAGGAAGTCGCCGTTGAAATCTCCCCGCAGGTGGTCAACTAGATCCCGAACGCCCGCGCGATCCATGTTCGCGACTAATTCATGCAGCGGGGCCACGCCACGACGCTCGCGATAGGTCATCCCGACGATTTCGCGATGCTCCAAGTACGAGATGAACAGCACTTGCCCCATGAGCAGTTCTGCCAACCGCCTGCGTGTGGCGATGGATGCGTTGCCACGAAACCCCTCGTCGGTCAGTTTGCTCACTGTCACCGACAGGTTGGCCAGCAGCTTGCGATCGACCCGCGCCTTAACGTCGAACCATTTTGGCAATCTACGTGACAGGTTGGCCGTTGCGACATCCAATGCGGAGAACAGGCCATCGGGCCTCGCGTCGTCCAGGCGTAGCCGCTGTTCGGCCTGCAGCTTTCGTGCAGGCAGGGCAACCGCCTCTGAACCCTTCAGCTCAATTACAACCGTTGCAAGGTTCTGATTCCAGATGCGCTTGCGCACATCGTCGAGCGACGTCGGGGACAGGGGCCCGTCGTCGTCGCCTACGAACACTACGGTCGGCACACCCTCGACATCGAACACAGCCTGCGCCCGAATCGCCCCATTCGGCTTCAGGAGGCTGCCGATCTCCATGGCGTACGGATGCGCAGCCGGAACCGCTACTCCGCGCACATGCAGAGACGCGGGATCGGCCGAGTAGCCAAGCCTGTCGAGCCATTGATGTACGGACGCAGTGGCCACTACTATGCCCCCAGACATGTAAATCCGGACAAAAATGCCCGGCGTCCAACGCGACGGTCATTCATGCCGAGCGCCTCCGCTCGTGACCGCTGGCCACTTTCAATGGCCGCTCTGCAGCCTGCACGGACGAGATGGGGAACAGATCCAGCTGCCCGATAGCCGCCGCGGCGTCAGGCAACGCGAACCCATCCCGGATGATTGACAGGTGCGGGTCCAGACAAATGAAGATGGCATCGTCCGCTGGCAGAGGCGCCTGATCGTCAAGCAGCAACAACTCGCCTTGAGATGTCAGCGCTAGACGCCGTCCCCACAGCGCGATGAAGGATGCAGATCGCAGTTCCTTGCGCAGCTTCGCGAAATTTTCTTTGTGGAATTGAAGCTCGACGCCGAATTGGTCGCGCAGCAGCAGCGCCAACCGCAGAATCAAGATGGTCTGCCAACTGAACTGCGCGGGCGAGCCTTTCTGCCGAGGCCGCACGTCAGCCGGCACGAGCGCGCGGCGACTGGTCCACTCGCGCAGCTTTTCGGTCGAAAGACCGGTGAGCTGGGAGGCCACCGGGGTTGGCACGAGGCGCACGGCCCACTCCTTTTGCCGAAGGTCCTTAGATCGGGCATTGTACCCGATCTAAGGCGTAGAACGGGTAACATACCCGACCTCACATTGCCCTCAGTCTTCATTCGCCTGCGCAATCCTGTCAGGCGGCCGAGCCCTGAGTACTTTCGGGTATTGCGGTGACTACGACGCACTTCTCACACGGCGCCTGAGGGGTCTGGCGCCCTTGTATATCCCAGGAGCACGGCGAGCACCATAGCACGGTCAGCATGCATCAGCACAGCGAGCACACAGCGCAATTTTTAAGTACCTGAAAACAAAAGATAATTTTTGCTCTCCTTGCGCCAAATCGCGCATTCCCTATTATGGAATTGCGAGTATACGTGCACTTCGGAATACCTGAGTAGCCCGGTTCGATCAAGTCAACCCTGCGGGAAACTAGCGCCGATACGGGTAGCTCGGAGGTCACTACGGGACCATACTGCACCCATCAATTCACTTGCTGGAGAGCAAAGTGGCAAACGGAAAGCAGGCTACGGCCAAGCGTATGAAAATGGCAGATCGCGCACAGCAACTGCTCGACGTCCATTTTCCCAACACACCAGACGCGTGGCTCTGGCATCGCAAGCGGAACGATGGGTTCATCACGATTCCCCGTACGCTTCCGATCGTGATGCAGGCCGTTGACGCAGCCTCTAAAGGGCAGCCCGCCGGACATACGCTCTTCTGCCTTTGGGCACGCTCCCCCGACAACTCCGTGGTGTCCGTCGAAAATTCCGCCACCTTCGCAGCCGAAGCGGGCTTCATGGGCGAGCGAGCGGTCGATACCTGGCGCCGTCGCATGAAGAAGCTCCGCGAGTTGCACCTGATTGCAACCAAACCTGGGGCATCCGGCGAATTCCACTACGTATTGCTCATGAATCCGAACGCAAGCATGGAATGGATGCGTCATAACGGCCTCGTCCAGGACGGCATTTACAGCCGATTCCTCGAGCGGGCAGCCGATGTGGGGGCGTTCGGGGACATTGAGGCGATTCGCGAAGTTCGGGACCGAGAACTCGCGGCCCAAGCAGCGACGACACCGCCTCCTCCTCCGCCTCCAGCAACATCCACCAACAGCCCTGGACACGTCGCACCGACCATCCTGGGCACCAATCTTTAATGAGGGAGGCGAAATGCAGAAATTGTTAGGTTTCGGCGCTCGGTGCCACTGTCCGCCGAGCGCTGAAGAAGGCTCTTGACCACCAAGTGATGACCTGAGGTCAAGAGCCGTGGCAGTGCAGTACAACGAAGGCCGGCGGTTGCACCCGCTGGCCTTCGTCAT